TTCGTGATGACGGTTCCTTGGCCTACTCTGGAGTTTGGAACGGAACTTTTGCTGCGGCTACATACACGAATGACCCGGCTTGGTGTTTGTACGATTTGCTTACGTCTCAAAGATATGGCTTAGGCGATCATATTCTCACAGAAAGTGAGAAAACAAGCTTTAACGGGAATGCAAGTAAGCTAGACAAGTTTGCATTTTTTAGTGCCAGTCAATACTCATCAGCACTCATCGAGGACTTTTTGAGCCCTGTGACCGCTGGAGGGTTCAAGCCCGGAAAGTCATACAAAATTGTTTCTGTCGGAACAACTGACTTTACCCTCATTGGCGCTACTTCAAATACTGTTGGTCAGCAGTTTGTTGCTAGTGGCGCAGGGTCAGGCACCGGCACTGCGCAAGGTCTTGAGCCTCGTTTTTCTTTAAACGTAAATCTGCAACAAAGATCTGAGGCTTATGACATCATTAACAGCCTTTGCTCTGTCTTTAGAGCAATGCCTTATTACAGCTCTGGCTCTTTAACCATTGCCCAGGACTCGCCTCAAGACACAAGCTATCTATTCAACAGGTCTAACGTTGACGAGGCTGGATTTATATATCAAGGCAGTTCCCAGAAGGCAAGGGCCACTGTGGCCATCGTTAAGTACTTTGACATGGATCTGCGAACGCAGGTCTACGAGGAAGTCAAGGATGACGACGCAATTACTAAATACGGAGTTATCACCAAGAACATTGACGCGTTTGGTTGTACCTCTAGAGGTCAAGCCTTCCGGGTCGGTAAGTGGTTGTTGCAAAGCGAATCCATCGAGACAGAGACCGTTAGCTTTACGACGAGTATCGACGCTGGGGTAATCGTTCGTCCAGGGCAGGTCATTGAAATCAGTGATCCTGTTCGCGCTGGATTTAGGAGAGGTGGTCGAATTAAGTCAGGGAACATTACCCAGGTCACTGTTGACGACACGGCTCTTACCGACCTACCCGCCAATTCTTTCACCGGCACTAGGACGTTGAGCGTTGTGCTGCCTGATGGATCAGTAGAAACACGAGACATCAGTGACATTACTGGTGCCAATATCACTGTTCAAACTGCTTTCTCACAAGCCCCAAACGCAAACACTGTTTGGGTCGTTCAAACCACAGGAGGTGGTACTGCTGATATCCAGACTTCAACTTGGAGAGTTATTTCTGTAGTCGAGGCAGATAGCTTTCAATTTACTATCACAGCCCTGAGTTACAACGCAAGCAAGTTTGCTGCGGTAGAGCAGGCTCAAGCGTTGACGTTCCGCGATATCAGCAACCTCAATGAAATTCCTGCAACGCCTGAATGGAAGGATGGATCAGCATCTAGCGGGATTACTCAGCAGCTTTACAAGTATCGAGACGAGGTTCGCGTCAAAGTGTTAGCTCGTTGGAAGCCTGTCCTTGGAGTCAATGAGTATGAAGTGCGCTGGAGAGTTGATGACGGCAACTGGAACGTTCGTCGCCAGCAAGGAACAGATTATGAGATTTTAAATACCTTGCCAGGTTCCTATGAATTCAAGATCTTTGCCTTAAATGCAGCCCTGGTCCCCTCCGCAGTTCCTCTAACTGGAACATTTAGCAGTGAAGGCAAAACTGCAAGACCGAGCACTGTAACAGGGTTTTCAGCAACGATCGATCAACACATTGGCGTTGTTTTGAACTGGGACGACATGAAAGCTGGGGCCAATGCTGATGATGGTTTTGCGGATCTAGACATTACTGGTTATGAGATTCGCAAGGGCTCTAGTTGGGACAACAATGATGTTGTTGCCACGACGCAAAGCACGACATTAAAGATCGGCAATCTTGAGGCCGGTGCGGTGACGTATCACATCAAGGCATTTGATGCTGATGGAAATTACAGCCTTTTGTCCACATTTGTTATCGCCACAATCACTGGGCCAACAGCGCCATCAGTTAGTGGAACTGTCGTAGGAGATCAAATCATTCTGACTTGGAGTGACACTTCACAGTCTTATGCCGTAGCGAATTATGAGGTGAGAACAGCTGAGGACGGAGTTCTTGATACTTCAACTGCCACACGCTTCTCGACTCCAGTTAACTACACAGGCAATCGCGTCTTCTTTGTAAAAGCAATTGATTTCGCAGGAAATCAAAGCAGCGAGGGCCAGGTCACTGTAAGTGTGAGTCAAGCTATTGCTCCAAGCATTAGCCATGTGTATGAAGGTCGTCAATTGAGATTGAATTGGTCTGAAGTCAATGGCACAACGCGAACCAGGCAATATGAAGTTAGACAGGGAGGGGCTAGTTCAACATTCGCGACAGCAAACATCATTGGCAGAACTCAAGGCACAACATTTTCTCTTGAGGCAACATGGTCTGCTGCACAGAAGTTTTTTGTTGTTGCCTTAGATGCGAACAATAACTTTGGATCGCCTGGATCAGTTGATGTTCCCCTCAACTTGCCAGGTCAAGCAAGTGTTAACTCAGCACTAAATGGAGAGTTTGTTGTTTTGAACTGGGATCCTGTTGCTGCAGGCAGCATTCCGGTAGCTGAATATGAGGTCCGTCGCGGCTCTGTTTTTTCAAGTGCAACTGTAAAAACAAGAGCATCTGCAACACGCTTTCAAGAGCGGGTTGACTGGTCAGGCACTCAGACTTACTGGATTGTCGCGATCGACAGCGAAGGTAATTTCGGAACTGAGGCAAACATTAACGTCTCAATCAATGCGCCTGCAGCGGTGCCAACGTTCAAACAAGAGGTAATTGACAACAATGTTCTGTTGCGTTGGAGCGAGCCAACATCATCGCTTCCAATTATTAACTACAGAATCAGCAAAGGCAGCTCATCACCGGGCACCTTGATTGGCAACAAGCTTGGCTTGTTTACAACAGTATTTGAGTCTGTTTCTGGAACATTTACATATCGAATTGTCGCGATTGATTCTGCCAACAACATTGGGGCGGAGGCCGTTGTTGACGCAAGGGTAGACGAGCCGCCTGACTTTGTGCTCAACCTAGATCAAACAAGCACTTTTAATGGCACAAAGACTAACGCGTTTGAGGATGGTGGAAACCTGTTTGTTTGCGTCAACACGACAGAGACTTGGCAGCAACATTTTGTTTCTGCTGGCTACAACACAATTCAAGATCAAATTAATGATGGCAAAGACTTGTACGCACTACCCTCTCTTGCCACTGGCAGTTATGTAGAAGAGATTGATTATGGAGCAGTGCTTGCAAGCACAAAAATACAGACGACGCTAACCAGTGAAGACGTTGTAGGCACGACTACTATCACTCCAAAGATTTCTACAAAGCTAAACCTCAACGACTCTTACACTGATTTTGCGGGCCAAGACAATGTTTTTGCGACTAACTTTAGATACATAAAAGTTACTTACGACTTTTCAAGTTCTGGCAACGACGACATTCTAAAAATTACGCAGCTACGCACTAAGTTGTCCGCAAAGTCAAAGACCGACCAAGGCACGGATACCGTGAGCAACGCCAGTACTGGCAAGACCGTCTCGTTCGTCAAGACCTTTATCGACATCGACAGCATCAACGTGACGCCCCGTGGAGACGGCAGCACATTCCTGATTCCAATCGTCGATTTCACTGATGTGGCCAATCCAACTGGCTTCACGGTCTTTCTGTTGAACGCAAGCGGGACTAAAGTGACAGGTAACTTCGACTGGACCTGTAGGGGCGTCTAATGACTAACTGGAATAACCCCCAGCTCACCAGCACATATACAAACTTTGTCACTGAAGTTAAGGACCGTGACACAGACCTGGCCACAATGTTTCGTGACATCAGTGGTTTAAGCAATACGCCTACAAACGCAATCCGCTGGGACAACACTGCAAACCGTTGGAAACTTTGGAACGGTAGCGCTTGGGTTGAGCTGACCAACACCTATGCACTGACAGGTCTTTCAACTACTGGTAACGCAGCAATTGGCGGGAACGTCACAGCGACTGACATCACAGCCAGTGATGAGATGCGAGCTGTGCGATTCACGGCAACTGGCTCAACCGAGCCAGCTAATGGCATGTATCGCCCGTCCTCTAACACGCTTGGTTTCACGACCAGCAGCAGCCGTCGTTTAACAATTGATTCGAGCGGGAATATAGGCATTAATGACACCAGTCCAAGTCAGCGGCTGGACGTTAATGGCAGCGCACGGATCTCTAACGGCACAACCAGTAACACGGTGCTTGAAATTGGAGCCGGTGCGACTGGCAATCGCGATGCTTTTATCGATCTAACTGGCGACACAACTTACAGCGATTACGGATTGCGCTTCATTAGAAATGGTGGTGCTAACAGCAATTCAGAAATAATTCACCGTGGCACTGGCAATCTTTTGATTGAAGCGAATGAAGCTGGAGATATAAGGCTTTTAACGGCAAGTACTTCTCGGATGACAGTTGATTCCGGTGGAAATATCGGAATAAACACGACAAGCCCCAGTACCTTGTTGCATATAAATGCAGGCGGGGCTGGTAGTCAAGCAAGAATCAGACTGCAAAATTCCGAGGGAAGCGCCTACTTGGGGGTAGACGCAGACCAGCTGCGTATTGATGCAGATACTCATCTTTTCCGCACGGAAAGTGGCACTGAAAGGGCGAGATTGAATAGCACTGGCTTGGCTATTGGGGCGACTAGCTTCTCTCATAAATTGCATGTTCAAGGGACAGCGCGTGTCACTGGAGCAATTACTGCTAGCGGAGGCGTCGCTGGCAATGTCACCGGTAATGTGACCGGAAACGTTACCGGAAACGCTACAACCGCAACAAGGCTGCAAACGGCAAGAACTATTGGTGGCGTTTCTTTTAACGGTTCTGCCAACATTAATCTGCCTGGAGTAAATACAGCTGGAACGCAGAACACTTCAGGTACAGCAGGGGGTTTGAGCGGAAACCCAAGCGTTAGTGTCACTAATGTGACCGCCTCTGGCAAAATCCAGCCGTCTACAGGGAGTGGAACAAGTGATGGAATTATTTGGGCTGCAAATCCTGGCGGTGGCTCAGGTGATCAAGCCTCAATTCAGTATTACGTTGAGTCAGGAGAAAACACAAAGCTAAAAATTAGCAATGGTAACGACACTGACGATGATATCGAGGTAAGCGCAAAAACCGTCACTGTGGGCCAAAGTGCTGGCACGGTAAATATCCTTGGGTCCTTGCTTCTTGGTGGTAGTCCACTTGCCAGCAGTTCCTTCACTAAATTTACTTTTGCAGCCGGATCAGGAACAGGGTCAACTCGAACACACACCTGGACTAAAAGTGATTATTCAGGAAGCACTGCGATTGTGTTGATTTGGGGCGGTGGTGG